GGCGGCGTCCCTGGCGGCGTCCCTGGCGGCGTCCCTCAACGACTCGTCACCGGTCATCAGGTACTGATGAACAACCTCGGGCGCATCCCACAGCTCGATAACTTGCAGCGCAGACCAGCGTGCGAACTCGCGCAGCAGTGATTCGGCGTCGATGCGCTTGATGATGCGGCGGCGCGCAGAGACTCCCTTGTCGTCGCCGATCTTGGTTTCGCCGTCGTACTCAACCAGGCATAACGTATTGCCGGGGGCGTACTGCAGTGCGTCAAACGGATCGGCCGACCAGTGCAGGCCAGAGGCGCACAGCTTGACGGCGCCGTCGTGCTCCAGCCACTCGCCATCGGCCGGAACCGGACGGCCGTCGCGCAGCGTGGCGCCGACGAAGTGGTATGCGATCTTGGGTTCGGCCTTCGCGGCCTTGGACTTCTTGGCGGCCATTACACGGCCTCCACTGCGACTTCGTAGTGGTGGATCGCTACCTCATGCATCTGCCGCTCGGGCAGATGGCCCCAGCGAGCTTCCATCACGCGGTAGGCCGCTTGCTCGCGGGTCAGCTCCAGGCCAAACACGTCGCGGCCCTCGGCCACGATGCCCTCATTGCGCGCAATCGCTGCGAATCGGATCTGCGCTAGGTCGTTGCTGCTGTGCATCTCGTTCTCCCTGCCCGTGGGCGATGGGAGGACTATATGCGCCTTACGAATATTCGTCAAGTGCATATTGGAAAATATTTTTGTCCCCCGACAGACGGTCACTCATGGCGCTATTTGTCTGCGCGTGCCGGGCTTGCCGTTGCTAGCATCTAGTAGCCAATGACGGCTTATGAAGGGGATGGGAGATGAAGACGATTGTCTTAGGCCTGGCGCTTGCGCTCACTGCAGGATCGGCGCTGGCACAGACACACGTGAAGGGCTACTACAGATCAAACGGCACGTATGTGCAGCCGCACTATCGCAGCGCGCCCAACAACACCAAGCTGGACAACTATTCGACTCAGGGCAACGTGAACCCTTACACAGGCCGGCAGGGTACTGTGAACCCGTATCCAAACTCTGGCGGCTACTACCAGCCTCAGCAGCCTGTGTACGCTCCTAGCCAGCCAGCGGCTCAGCAGCAAGACCCGTACGGCTTCGATGAGCAATAGAAGCCATATGAAGATCCTGGCAGCGGCATGCTTGGTCGCGGCGGGGCTAGCCGGCTGCTCGAACTTTTGCGATCCCAATAGCCGCGACACTTACGGCGACACAGGCCTACCCAAGAACTGTCGGGCAATCGTTCAGGCCAACATAGATGGATATCGATCCGGGCAGTTCACGGCTCAAGAGGCAATGAGTTCACTTGAGCGCAACTGCGGCGCTCATGGCTACAGTTGGGGCAGATAATTAGATGCGGCAAGCCATGGAGCTTGCCGCATCTAGTTGACTGGCCGCTCTGCTACGGTCACCACTACCCCGCAGATGCGCATTGGCTGGTCAACGGTGAGCGTCGGATATCGCGGGTTTAGCGGCACTAGATAGGTCGCTCCAGCGTCACGGACAAGCCTCTTGAACGTCGCCTGCTGATCTTCATCTACTTGGGCGATCACCAGGTCTCCAGACTCCGCAGTCCTGCGCGGGTCCACGATGATGGTTGTCCCCTCTGGGAAGGTAGGCCAGCCAGCCGGGTTCGTCATCGAGTCGCCCTTGACCTGCAGGGCATAGCTACGAGGACTTACCTTTGTATTGGTAGGCACAGCGCCCTGCGCAACGTCTGGGTCGAAGGGATTTTCCACCTGGTCCCACATACCAGCGCGGACCCAGCCTATCAGCGGCACCACAGATGGGGCTTCAGCGGGGACATGGCGCTGCTGAAGTCGCCCTTCTTCCCCATTCAGGATCTGCTCTACGAGCGCTGCGATTTCAGCCGTAGACACGCCCAGCGCGTCAGCAAGGGGCGCTATGTGCATGTCCGGCGACTTGTGGCGCCCGTTCTCGATCTTTGAGATGTCGGCCTGCTTCAATCCAGGCACATCCTCCAGGCGCTCGGCAAGCTGCTCTTGGTTCAGTTCGGCAGCCTTGCGTAGCTGGCGGATGGCTTGCCCGAAGGCTTCTCTTCTATCCATGCCGCAATTATTCCCGCTAGGAATGATCTAAGTAAGATCGCCTGAAGAATATGCTTGACAGTCATTATTCTTCAGAGCAATATCGTGGCCATGGACACTACCCACCACCTCCGCGCCGCGCGCGCACGTGCTGGCCTCACCCAGGCAGAGCTTGCCGCCCGGTGTGGCTGTTCGCAGGCTGACATTTCCAAGTATGAGAGCGGGACCATCCCGCGCCGCTTGGATGTCGTAACCAAGCTTGCCCAGTCGCTGAACATCCCGCGCGACGTGGTGATCTTCGGGCCTTCCCAGCCAGCCCCCGCCCCCAAGCGCAAGAGGGCGTGACATGCGCCTCTTTGACCGCCTGAAGTCCTGGCTACGCCCCGACCCTGCCGATGCGCTGAAGGGTGCGGAGAACGACGTGCTACCCACGCCGCAGCACCCAAACAACCAGCCTCTCGCCGACCCATCTAGCAGCGAAGACGCGGCTCCTGTGCCTGACGATCTGCACGACGTTTGAACCCATTTTTTCAACTACCGCCACTGATAACCCCCATGTACGCCGATCCCACACACATCCGCGACAACGTCATCAAAGCTCGCTTTAGCGATCCCGAGGACGAACTCATCAGAGCGTTGGCTCGCTTCAACGGCAGACAGCCCGCCGTTTTCGTCCGCGAGGCTGCGCTGGCGCACATCGCGATGATGGAAAAGCTTAGGGCCGAAGCGGATGTTGGCTGAAGGTGCTTTGAAGGCCCTATGGAGTACCTGTGGACCATGAAATCAGCTTGACCAACGAGCAGATACGAAGGATTGAGCGGTACGCCAAATCTCTGGGACTGACGCCAGATGAGGCGTTTGTACATGCAGCCCGCGCACACCTTGAACGCTGCTACTTGCTAACCAAGCGCAACGCTTCTGTTGTGCCGATCCAGGGCCTCATTCGGGGTCGCAGAGGGACTGAAAAGTGACTACCCCAAAGCACAAGAAGCCGCACCCCTGGCGCGCCCACATGCCCGGCCAATTCAAGCGCGACGAACACCTGCGCTCCGAGCAGATCGTGCCGAAGCGTGGCCGGCCGGTGTCGAGGTAACTATGAACCATCTACCCGCACGCACCACCGACCCTGCCACGAGCTGGGACGCCGCCGAGCACGTCGTGACAAGCGGCAAGGCTGCCATGCAGCAGTCAACTGCGCTGGAGGCTGTTAAGGCCAATCCGGGCCACACCAGCGCTGAGCTTGCCCGCTACTGCACGCTGGACCGCTACCAACTGGCTCGCAGGTTGCCAGAGCTGGAAGACGCCGGCCGCGTGATCCGTGGTCCTTCCCGCAAGTGCCTGGCTACCGGGCATAGCGCCACCACCTGGTGGCCGGTGAACTGACGTGAACTACTACGAGCATCACATCGGCGACTACGCAGCAGCGACGGGGCACTTGTCGCTGGTGGAAGACGCCATATACAGCCGGCTTTTGCGCCGGTACTACCTACAGGAGCAGGCACTGCCGGTTGACGTCGCCCAGGTGGCACGTCTGTGCGGCGCGCGTGCTCCGGAGGAAGTGGCGGCTGTAGAGGTGGTGCTTCAGGAGTTCTTCGCGCTGGGGTCAGATGGCTGGCATAACAAGCGCGCCGATGAAGAAATCGAGCGCTACCAAAGCAAGCAGGCTAAGGCGCGCGCTAGTGCCGAGGCCCGCTGGAGCAAGGACGCAAAGCCATCGGATAGCGAACGCAATGCGGTCGCATTGCAAGCGCATTGCAATGGCAATGCTCTCCAGACACCAGACACCAGTATCTCTACCTCACTACGTTCGGTAGAGAGCGCACGCAAGCGCGCGCCGTCCGCCCCTGCATGCCCTGATGACGTTGACCCGCAGACCTGGACCGATTGGCTTGCACTGCGGAAGGCCAAGAAGGCCCCGGTGACGGAGACCGTCCTGCGCTCTGCCCAAGGCGAGGCGCGCAAGGCCGGAATGCCGCTGGAGCAGTTCCTGCGGATTTGGTGCGCCCGAGGCTCCCAAGGGCTGCAGGCCGACTGGCTCAAGCCGCACGAACGCGCAGGGCCTCAATCGGCCCAGCCCCCGCAGCAGAGCAAAACCCTTTCCGCCATCCAACGACTGCAGGCCCTGAAGCATGGAAACCTGGATTCACAACGAGATTCTGGACGGCCTGAGCCGGTTGCTCTGCTTGGGTCTGGACCGAACCCCCGCTAGCGACTTGATCGAGGGTACGGCTGCCATGTGGGTCGCTGCGCTGACGAAGAATCGGGTGTGGGAGCAGAAGCAAGACGCCCCGCGCTTCCGCGAAGCGTTCGTGACCCTGGCGCAGACCCGTCGGACCTGGCCGGCTCCTGCTGACTTCCTGGAAGCCCTGCCGCCGCGTCAGCAACTGGCGATCACCAAGCAGCCGATCAAAGCCAGCCCCGAGCGCGCTGCGCGCGTCTACGAGGAACTGGGAAACCTGCTGAGGATGACCCGATGACCAAGCCAAAGACCATAGCGCTCGCCCGCCAAGTTGCGCATAACGGCAAGGCCTGCGGCGGCCGGCCAATCCGTGTCCCGCTCGGCAAGGTAAGCGTTCGCCAAATCCTGCGCCGGCACCTGCGCGAAGAAGGACACCGGATCATCGACCTGTGCGTCCCTTGGAAGTGCCGGCCGCAGTCGGTCTACAACGCATTCTTCGACAAACGCCCGTTTTCGCCGTCGCACATCGACGCAGCGATCCAGTTCTTGGGCTTGGACGAGTTTGACGCCAACGAGCTGCGGCTGCTCGGCGCGCGCGAGGCAGGCTGGCACATAGACAAGACCTTTCTACTCGGCGAGCAGGACAGCGGCTGCCGGCCGGGGAGGGTGGGGTGATGGCACGTAGGGAATACACGCTTGGCTTCCGGTGCGTCCATCCTGGCTGCACTGAGCAAATCATCTACCGGTACAGCACGCTGAGAGACAGGAAAGATAGCTTCGAGCTTAGGGCATATCACCCCGATAAATGGCGGTGCGTCAGGCACAGTCGACCAGGGGGCGTGCTCGCTGCTGAAAACCCATCCACTGAGGCGGTTCTGACTGTCGAAAAAAATGAGTACGGGCACTACTTCGGCACCAGCGGCATGGTAATAGGCCCTGGCTTTAAAGCCTTTGCTGCCGACTTCCCGCCTGGCACTCGCCTGATCGTAACGGCGCGAATTGAATTTCCTGATGGAGACGCCGCATGAAGCCCAAGCCCGAGCGCCCGGATTGGAAGGCGACAAACCCGAACTAAAGACCCAGCCGACGCAGCGGCACGCGGATGGTTCGATCAGCCTGGACGGCGGAGTAGTCGCCGACCAGGTCAACACACTGCGCGAGTGGTACGCGCTCAACAACATCAAGAGCTACAGCAGGGGAGAGTGAGGATGGATGAGATCGAGAAGAAGGCCCGCGAATTGCTGGCAGCCGAGTATGAGACGGCGGGGATGGATGAGACAGCCGCTCTAATCCGAAAAGGCGCTATGAACAAGTATCGCCGTGGGATAGATGATTATGTCCTGCGCGGGATTATGGTTGCGCTGAAGGAGGCTGAGGTACTCCGCGCCGATAAGAAAGAGTTCGCAGCAGAGGCAGTCCGCTGGGCCGAGGAAGCCGGCCGGCTCAAGGCTGACTTGCGGGATGCAAGGAAACAGCAGGAGGAGATGCTGGTTGAGCTGGCCGCGGACGTGGCCGTCATCAACGTTTTGCGCGGCCGAGCTGAGAGGGCCGAGGCCCTGCTGCACGATGCGCAGAGGGATGCGGGGCGGTGGCGTTTTCTGAAAAATGAGTGCACAGAACAATATGGTGACGGGTACTCCGAACCGAGAGAAGCGCATCTGTGTTTGGAGTGGGGGCAAGGTTCGTGGATTATGGATGGAAGCAACGGCGGGCGAGGTCGCCCGGACACATTCCCTGGTTGGGACGCAATAGTTGACGAGATGATTGCGCGAGCACAGGCCGAGTTGGCCGCCCTTGATGCCGACGACGCCGCCATGGCCGCAGAGCGGGAGGGTCATTCCTGCCCGAATTGTCTGGGCGTGCATCCGGAGTCTTGCGTTTTCGTAGAGCGGGAGGGGCAGGGATGAGCGAGATCATCATCAACTCCGAGCCTGCGCTCCAGGCGGCCATCGGCGAGCTTCGCGACCTGTGGGGGCGGAACAAGTACGTCCGCATGGTGCTGCGGTCTCGCAAGCGCAGCCTAGACCAGAACGCCCTGGCTGCCGTGTGGTACGAGCAGATGGCCCGCGAAGACCGGCAGCACGATGCGTTGGGCCACAAGTGCTACTGCAAGCTGCACCACGGCGTGCCGATCCTACGTGCCGAGGACGCCGAGTACCGGACGTTCTACGACGGCGCGATCAAGGGTCTGAGCTACGAGCAGAAGCTGGTCGCGATGAAGTTCCTGCCGGTCACCTCGCTGATGACTGCCGAACAGTTGAGCAAGTATCTGGAGGCGGTTCAGTCCGACTACGCCAGCCGTGGCGTGCATGTGCAGTTCCCAGTAGGGAGGAAGGCGGCGTGACTTCGAAGCAGGTCAAATTCACTTGGGACAGGGTGGATCGTCGTGGTGAAGACGATTGCTGGCCATGGATCGGAAGGCTAAATAGCTGGGGCTACGGCGCCTGTCAGCTAAACGGACGAACTGTCAACGCTAGCCGAGCAGCCTACCTATCCGCTCATGGAGAAATCGCAGAAGGCTTGGTTGTATGCCATCGCTGTGACAATCCAGCTTGCTGCAACCCAGCCCATCTGTTTGCCGCTACCCAGGCAGAGAACATCATTGATTGCAAGCGCAAAGGGCGGTGGCGTAACAGGAGCGGCCCTACGCACCCGCGGCCCGGCGCAAAGCTCACCCCGGATCTAGTCAGAATAGCCCGCCAGTTGTACGTCAGCGGCGTTAGCCAGTCGGAGATTGGTCGGCTATGGGGTGTCCACTCATCAACTATCAGCCGGGCGGTGCGCGGTGAGAGATGGGGCCAATTCACATGAACTACCGAGACCGCAAGCTGCTTGACCTAGCCTACCAGCTCGATTGCCAGGTGCAATTGCACGGCATCTGCGAGGGCGGGACTGGCGAGCCGGCACACAGCAACCAATCAAGGCACGGTAAGGGCGGAGCGCTCAAGGCTCACGATTGCTTCTTCGCCAGCTCCTGCCGGGCCTGTCACCGAGAACTTGACCAGGGGCGAACGATGAATCGAGAAGAGAAGTTCGAGGCGTGGCAGCGCGCCCACGAGCGCACGATGCTGGCCCTGTGGCAGCTAGGGCTGATCCGGGTGGCCGCATGAGCCGCGCATCCGAATGCAGAGAGTGGCTAAGGCAAAATCCGGGGTGGCATTTTTCTTCGGATGTCTGCGACGGGCTTGCGGCGAAAGATCCAGACGCTAGGCAGAAGATCGCGGCAGCCCTTTCCTCCTGCGCCACGCGCAAGAAGATCGAGCGCAAAGGGCTGCGGCACAACTTCAGGTATCGTGGGCTGGCATGAGCAGGATTCTGGCTATCGACCCCGGCACCACTGAAAGCGGCTGGTGTGAGCTATGGGATGGGGATGTCATCGACTCGGGAATCTGGCCCAACGATGAACTTGTCACAGGACTACAGAAAGGACGGTTCGAGCACTGCCATTCCTTGGCTATCGAGATGATCGCCAGTTACGGCATGGCCGTCGGAAAAGAGGTGTTCGAGACCTGCTTGTGGATTGGGCGGTTCGTCCAGTCATGGCGCTCGCCAGAGGATGTCCGCCTCGTCTATCGCCGTGACGTGAAGCTGCACCTCTGCGGAAGTACCAAGGCCAAGGACGCCAACATCCGCCAGGCGCTGCTAGACCTGATCGGCCCACAAGGGACGAAGAAGGCGCCCGGCCCCACCTACGGCGTCAAGTCGCACGCCTGGGCTGCGCTCGGGGTCGCCGCAACCGTGGCGGGTATATCACCCGAGCCGCGCAAGGGCGGCCAGGTCGTCATCAAGATCACAGGGGAATCCAATGCCGCTGATTAACCAAGAATTGCAAGGGTGGGAGACGAACCGCCTCACAAGCGGACCGTATCACGTCGAGATCGTCGGTCCTTACAAGCTACCCCAGGTATGCGGCCCCGGCGGCGTAGCAGGGCTTAGCGGGCCAGGCGGGGCAGTCTTCCAGATGACGGTAGAGCAGGCTGACGAACTGTGCCGCGCGGCGAACGCCGGGGAGCTGGGAAAATGAGCGGGCAAGTTGACACTTTCGGGCTGTATGTCCGCGCAGAGCTTGAGCACTGGGGGCGTGAGTTTGCGCTGCACAGGGACTACGAATACCTCGGGCATGTCTCGAAAAACATGCTGCAGATCCTCATCGAGCATCGCGGCGAGATGCCGCCCCCTAACGTCGGCTACAAGCCGCTGGAAATCGACCTGCGCGCCCAGCGGATCGAGGACATTGTGGCCGATATCGCCCGATCAAATCTGCCGATGGCGTGCGTCCTGCGGGCCTACTACTGCGGCATGGGGCGGCGCAAGGTTGAGCGGTACGAGACTGCTCAGATGCTGTTGGCCAACTCCGGAGAGCGCTGCATGCACGTCAAGGCGTATCTAGAGCTGGCCAAGCGCGGCGAGGATCGGGTCTACGGCGTGCTGGCAGGGATGGCGCGGGCCGCTTAGTTGCCCGCGTCCAGATCCCGCAGCAACGCGATGCCCTCCTGCTGTCTCTGGCGAAGTAGAGCGGCGATATCAGCCCATATGCCAGCCGACATGTTGCGTTCGCCGAGCATCCATGCGCGGACGCGGCGGTCGTTGACTCCAAGCGCCCTGGCAAGGTCAGATTGCCAGCGCTCGCCGTAGAGCAGTTGACCAGCGCGTGCAAGCTGATCTGGACCCCATTGCATGGCATGGCCGATCGCTGCGGCGTAGTGATACCAACCAACCCAAAAAGGCCCCTGATCAGCTACGGGCACAGGGCCATCAGTGAGGTCGGCAGGTAGCTTGTCGATCACGCGCCTGTAATTTTCATCCTCATGTCGTCCCAGCAGTGGGTTGGCTTTGTGGAGCATCGCCAGCCCAGAAAGTGGCCGGGAAAGCAGGGTATCCATCATCCGCTGCGGGATTGCTCCATCGGGGTAGGCGACGCGAGCAAGCTGGCCCAGCGTGTACATGACTTCGGTGATGTTGGTCATGGCTCAGCACTCCAACATCTTGCGATAGTTGGCAATGGACTTCTCGATCAATTCGCGCGCGAAGGCATCAGTGACGCCCTCCAACCTGGCGGATTCTTCGGCGATCTTGGCCGCCGGATCAATCGGCATGCCGCGGCTGTCGCGGTACACCTTGCCGCTACTAGCGGCGGGAGCAGCAACAGCCGCGGCGGCAGCGACGGTGATGTACTTCGGGTGCGGGTTGTAGCTGTCCGTGTAGCCCTCATTGAAGAGGTTGTTGAACTTGACCCACTCCGGATTGATCTTTTGCATGGTCGGCTCCTCAGCCTTATTGGGCGGCCCCATTGGCCTTCCCATGGGTGGATAATGATCCTAAATCTAGGATCAGTCAATAGGCAGAGTGGAGGGATTTGTAGACAACAACCCTATTGACAGGTGCCACCCAGAAAGTTAGATTTCAGGCACGATGTCATAGGAGCCCCTGGCGAAAGCCGGGGGTTTTGCTTTTGCAGGCCAGACTGGCGCCCGCTACCTGCGGAGGTCCGGCCGTTATCCCCTAGCGGCCGGGCCTCAACCTTTTCAATGCCCGCTTCCCTGATCCAGATCAACCCTTGCGCCTAGCTGGCTGCGGGGCGGGCGCCTATTGGAGCCAGTATGTCCGCCATAGCAGTCGCCGCCTCGCTTGTGCGCAAGTGGGAAGGATGCCGGCTGGCTGCGTATCCGGACCCGGCTACGGGTGCTGAGCCGTACACCATCGGCTATGGCTCGACTGGGCCGGGCATCACCAAGGGTACGGTGTGGACCCAAACCCAGGCAGATGAGCGCCTGGAGCAGGATGTCGCCAAGTTTGTGAACGGCGTGAGCGCGCTCCTGAAGCGCAAGCCGACCGACAACCAGTTGGGCGCTATGGCTTCGCTGGCCTACAACATCGGGCTGGGCAATTTCGGCAAATCCACGCTGCTGCGTCTTTTCAATGCAGGTGATATCGCCGGAGCCGCCAAGCAGTTCGCTGTCTGGCGGATGGCAAACGGCAAGGTCATGCAGGGGCTAATCAACCGCCGCGCCGATGAGCGCAAGGTGTTCGAGGCACCCTGATGGAAGTCAACTGGCAAATCATCATCAACGTGGCAGTCGGCGTGCTGATGCCGCTTGTGATCTTTGCCCTGGGCTACATCGTGAGTCTGTCCAAGCGGGTGAGCGACCTGCGCGTGCTGATCTCCGACGAGTTTGTGCGCAAGCCTGAGCTGGTCGAGGTCAAGCAGCTCATGCAATCCATCAACGCGACATGCAATGAATTACTCAAGACCGTGGCCGAGATGAAAGGCGAGTTTAAGGCGGCTCAGCGATGACGCAACGGCTGGAAGAAGTCGCAGACAGGCTGAGCACCCAAGTTTCGGCGCTGCGTGAGGCTGTCAACAAGCAGTCTGGATCAAGCAACGGCAACGTTGTGCGGATCGAGGGCATGGGCACCATGTGGCATGGCCTGGCGATCGGCATAGCCATCTCTGGCGTACTTGCCGGCATGGTGTGGATTGGTTGGGTAGCAAGCGATGCGCGTGTATCTGTGAGGCAGGCAGAGGCATACCGGGCTGCTGTGTACGTCGTCGCTCCGAAGTTTTCCGAGAAGATCGACGAAGAATTGGAGCGCAACAAGGAGCGCCAGAAGGAATGAGCATCGAACAGGAAATACAGGCCAAGGGCCTGACCGCGCCGCGCGTGACGCCAGCCGACCTCGAAGTGGAGATCGCCAGCGAGCACTATTTCACGGCAGCTGACGGCGCCTACGGCGCTGAAGGCTTCCAAGACTTCGCGCACGCCCGATACGAAGACCAGCCGCAGCCTCTGCACCTACTGACCTTCTGCGTGCTGGTGCTGCGCAACGGATTCACGGTGACCGGCGAGAGCGCATGCGCCAGCCCGGAGAACTTCGACTCCGGGCTTGGGCGCTTTATCGCGCGGCGGAATGCTGAAGCGAAGGTCTTGCCGCTGCTGGGCTTCCGGCTGCGCGACAAGCTGGCGGGCGAAGCATGAGCAGCCCCACTCCCATCCTCACCCCGCCGAAGAAGCCGCCGGCCAAGGTTTCCCTGCTCCCGCAGGGCCTTGAGTCCCCGCGCGTGATGCTGAAGAAGTATACGACCTACGTGTGGGCCTTCGTGGCCGGCCTGCCTGACCTCTACAGCCAGATCATGGCGCTAGGCGAAATGCCGGCGAAGCTCAAGGCTGTGCTGTGGGGCAGTGCTGCAGTCGGCCTGGCCGCTAGCTGGATCAAACAAAGATTGGAGCGCTGAGCATGGCTAAGTTCCGCAAGAATCCCGTGGTGATCAACGCTATCCAGTACGACGGCACCCCGAAGAGCAATCGCGAAATCATCGACTGGACGCGTGGAAGTGCAACCCCGGCGTACATGGACAGCGAGATTCGCAATTGCTCGGCCGAGCACCCGGAGGGTTTCGACTACCCGGTGCTGCGCATCAACACGCTGGAAGGTACGCACAAGGTCAGCGTGGGCGACTGGGTCATCCAGGGCGTGCAGGGCGAGTTTTATTCGTGCAAACCGGAGATCTTCGCGGCTACTTACGAGCCAGCCTGACCATGCTTCCGCTCGCCATGCAGCCATACGCGGCGCTGATCCGCATGGGGCTGTGGGCGGTTGTGGCCGGAGTGATCTTTGTCGGCGGGTGCCGGCACGGCAAGTCCAGCCAAGAGGCGAAGACTGGAGAGGTGCAGGGCCAGTTTGACGCCTACCGCGACAAGATGGTGGCGCTGACGAATCAGGTAGCTATCGCCACCGAGCGTGCGCGCCAGGAATACCACGCCAAGTCCGCCGAGGCAGCGAGGAACTATGAAGATGGTCGCAAGAGCGCTGAACAGCATCAAGACACCCTGGTTGCTGATCTGCGCGCTGGCAATGTCCGGCTGCGCAGCGAGTGGGCCGCGTGCATGTCCGCCCCCGCCAAAGGTCAAGCTGGATCCGCTGTCGGAAGCGATGATGCAGCCACCCCTGTACCGCCAGAGGCTCTGGGCCGAGTTCTTCGGGTCGGAGACGATGCAGACAACCAAGTCCGCTGGCTCCAGTCCCAACTGATGGCGACCCGCAAGCTGGCTGAGTCGTGTGGAGCTGTGCAGTGAGCGCCCTGCCGATTCAACTGCGCGGCTACATGGTCGCCGACGCCCCGCAAGTTCTGTGGGCGCGGGGTGACCAAGGGCCGTTCAACCTGGCTGGGGATTCGATTTCCGCCCATGTGCGCCCACCTGCCAAGAGCGTTGACCTTGTGGTTCTCCCCGCCATTGGTGGGGGCTCAGGCCAGATCACGTTCACCGTCCCAACGACCTTGGGCAACAAGTACGGCCCGGGTCTTTACCAACTGACTATTGTGAGTGCCGCCTATGGGGTGACCCATGACGGCACGCTGGAGATTGTGTGATGCCTGCTGGGCGGCCAACTGACTATCGGCCTGAGTACTGCGAAATGGTGCTTGAGCTTGGAAGGCAGGGCAAATCCGTGGTGCAGATGGCCTGTGCGTTCGATGTGGTGCGCCAGACAATGCTTGATTGGTGCAAGGTACATCCGGAATTTCTTGATGCCTTCACGCGCGCAAAGCAATTGAGCCAAGACTGGTGGGAGACGCAGGCGCAGTGCGGGCTGACGGCAGACAAATTCAACAGCTCGCTGTGGTCCCGTTCGATGGCTGCTCGGTTCCCCGATGACTACCAAGAACGTAAGGGTGTCGAGCTGTCTGCTCCAGGTGGCGGCCCGATCGCTGTAGACGTAGTGACAAAGGTTGTCGTCACTGGCGTGGAGCCGCAGTCCGAATGAGCGAGCTTGGCCTGGAGATTCCGGCCAAGATGCTTCCCTTCTGGACTGAGCGACGCCGTCACAAGGTGGCTCGTGGTGGGCGTGGATCGGCTAAGTCCTGGTCTGTGGCCCGGATGCTGGCTGCTCGGGGCATCCTCCAGCCCACGCGCTGGCTCTGCTGCCGCGAGACGCAGAAGTCGATCAAGGAGTCATCGCACAGGTTGCTGGCTGACCAGATCCAGTCGCTAAACCTGGGCTACTACTACGATGTCCAGCGGGACGCCATCAAGGGGCAGCCGGGCACATCGGCGAGTAGCAGTGAGTTCGCCTTCGCTGGCCTGAAGGAGCATACGGCCGACTCGATCAAGTCCTACGAAGGCTTCGATGGGGCATGGATCGAAGAGGCGCACAGCGTTAGTGAGCGCTCGGCCACGGTGCTGGTTCCTACGATCCGCAAGCCGGGGTCTGAGTTGTGGTGGACGTACAACCCGGACCAGGAAGAGGACTACGTACACCAGTTGGCCGCACTGGATGACCCGGACACGCTGGTCATCGACATCAACTGGCGCGATAACCCCTGGTTCCCCGAGGAACTGAACAAGGAGCGTCTGAAGCTCCAGAAGTTCAACTCGGACCTCTACGCGCACGTATGGGAAGGCGCATGTAGGTCGCTGGCCGGCCTGATGTTCAAGCGCGACTGGTTCAAGTTCTACGACGTGCTTCCGTCCCGCCTCAATCTGTACATGGCGAGCGACTATGCGGTCACGCCAGACGACGGCGATTGGACCGAGCATGGCGTTTGGGGCCTGTCGTCCAGTGGCGACCTGTACGCGGTGGACTGGTGGTACGGCCAGAAAGACCCGGCCGAGTGGATCGATGCATGGATTGAGCTCGCGTCCAAGTACAAGCCGCTTGCCGCGTTTGAGGAAAAGGGCGTGATCCTCCGGGCGGTGGACTCGGCGATCACCAAGCGCATGCGCGAGACGCAGGTGTTCGTCAACCGCGTGCCGCTTGCATCTGCTGGCACCAAGGCAGAGCGTGCATTGGGCTTCGCAGCCCGTGCATCCGCTGGAGCGGTGTACCTGCCGCGCCTGCCTTGGGCCGTCCGCCTGCTGAATCAGCTCTGCGCCTTCAATGGCGAGGACGGGCGGCAGGATGATGCAGTGGATGTCTGCAGCCTGATCGGCCGCGGCCTAGACACGATGGCGAACGCATCCGGGCCTGAGGCTCAGGAGCGCAAGAGCCGCAAGGGGCGCGACTACAGCGCCGACGATGAAGACGAAGACGACGTTCCGGACTGGAAGGTAGCTTGATGGCTGACGACATGAACTTGGCTGGCGAAGACGCCGGCCAAGCTTCCGCGCGCCCGGAAATAGACAAAGAGGCCATGCTGGAGAAGTGCCTGCGTCAGTTCCGCGACTGGGACGACAACGGCCGTGACGAGCGAGAGATGGCCGAGAAGTGCCGCGACTACTACGACGGCGAGCAGCTCACTGCCGAAGAGGAAGAGACGCTCAAGAAGCGCGGCCAGCCGATCGTCATCTCCAATCGCATCAAGCCCAAGATTGATTCGCTGATTGGTTTCGAGAAGAGCAGCCGAACCGATCCGAAGGCGTACCCGCGTACCCCGCGCCATGATGGGGATGCCGACTCAGCGACCGATGCTCTCCGCTTCGTAGCGGAGCAGAACGACTTTGACACTATCCGTTCGGAGGTAGCAGAGAACCTATTTGTTGAGGGCTGTGGCGCCGCAGTCGTTGGCGTGAAGAAGCGTCCGAACGGCATGTTGGATGTATCGCTGACGCCCGTCCCCTGGGATCGGTTCTATCGCGATGTGCACAGCCGTAAGCGCGACTTCAGCGATGCAGCGTTCATGGGCGTCGTGCTGTGGATGGACGAAGAGGACGTTCTGGTCGAGTTCCCCGGCTCCGATCAGGTGATCTTGGGCGCCTACAGCAGCGAGCAGAGCGGTAGCGACACTTACGACGACCGGCCGCGCATCACCTGGGCCGATCAGCGCAATCGTCGCGTGCGCATCATGCAGCATCGCTGGAAGCATAGCGGCGTCTGGTACACCGGCACGATGTGCAAAGGTGGCTGGCTTCGCGACCCGCAGCCGTCCCCGTATCTGGACGAATGGGGCCAGCCCGAGTGCGACATCGTTGCCACTTCTGCCTTCGTGGACCGAGATAACCGTCGCTACGGCACCGTTAAGCAGATGCTCTCGCCGCAGGACGAGATCAACAAGCGCCGGTCCAAGGCACTGCATCGGCTCAGCATGCGGACCATCATCGCCGAGGATGGCTCGGTCGAGAACGTTGCCGTTGCCAGGCGGGAGCTTGCAAAGCCGGACGGCTATATCAAGGTCCGTCCAAGCACCCGGTTTGAGATCGTGGACAACCAGGCCGCACTGGCTGGGGAGTTCCAGCTCCTGCAGGAGTCCAAAGCTGAGATCGACGCGAGTGGTGTGAATCCTGCCCTTGAGGGAGACGTAAAGGCGCCATCTGGCCGCGCAGTGCAAGCTTTGCAGCAGGCCGGTTTGCAGGAGATGGCCGTCCCGTTTGATGCGCTCAAGATGTGGTCGTGGCGCATCTACCGCGCGGCCTGGAATCGCATACGCCAGTACTGGACGGAGGAAAAGTGGATCCGCGTCACCGATGACGAGGATTCGCTGCGGTGGGTTGGGCTGAATAAGCCGGTGACCGTGGCTGAAGAACTGCAGCGCTACCAGAGCGAGGGGCAGACGCCGCCGGCCTACCTCATGGCGATGGCGCAGGCCAACCCCAACGCTGTCGTGCGGCATGAGAACAGCGTCGCTGACATCGACGTGGACATCCTTGTCGAGGACGGCCCGGACACCGTGACGATCCAGGGCGAGCAATTCCAGCAGTTGGTCGAGCTGAAGAAGGCAGACCCGACGTCGATCCCGACTGAGATGATCATCCAGGCGTCGAGCCTGCGGAACAAGGATCAGATCATCGAGAAGCTGCAGCAGCAGGTTCCCCCGCAGATCCAGCAGCAGCTTCAGCAGATGCAAGAGCAACTGCAAGAGATGCAGAAGCAGTTGCAGGACAAGGATCAGCAGCTTGCCAACCAATCCTTGGATGCGGCGAAGCTCGAAACAGAGCAATTCAAGGCTCAGACCGATCGGTTTGAGGCTGAGACAGACCGTGCGCGCGCAACCGTCGAGACGGCGGCGCCTCCGGTCATGCAGTAACGCGACGACGGCGGTTCGGTCGATGCGCGACGACGGCGAACGGTCGATGTGGAGCAACCCATGGCAGATGTGACTGATTTCCTCGATGACATCACGGGGGCAAGCGCCCCTGTGCAAGAAGCTGCAGTTGAGACTCAAGAGGTTGAGCAGGCTACCGAGAAATCGGAGCAGGCCGCCACTGAGCAGGCCGCAGATACGGGCGTAGTTGAGACCGAGGTGCCGCCGGCCCCGGATAAGTCGAAGGAAGAGCAGGGCACGCTCGCAGGGTTGAAAGCGGAACGCGAGAAGCGGCAGGAGGCTCAGCGACGAGCCGATGAGCTGGAGCGCCAACTGGCTGAGCTGCGCCAGCAGCAGGAGCAGGCAAGGCGTCCCGAGTTCTTCGACGACCCGGCTGCCTACGTCCAGACCGAGGTACAAAGCGCAACTCAGCGCATCCAGCAGCAGTTCTACGCTGCCATGGAGGCTGATCTGCGCGAGCAGCATGCGGACTACGACGAAGTCATCCAGGCACTCGTGCAGCGAGCGCAGGACAACCCTGCGCTGGCTCAGAAAGTTTTCCAGTCGCCCAACCCGGCCCGTGAGGCGTACCGGCTTGGCCGCCAGATCCAGCAGATGGAGCAGATGCAGGATCCGGAAGCCTACCGAGCGCAGATCGAGGCCGAACTACGGGCGAAGTGGGAGGCCGAGCTGAAAGAAAAAGCCGCCGCCAAGCAGCAAGCCGCCGAGGCGATTCAGCCTGATCTGACCCAAGCACGCAACGCCAAGGGCGAATTCCAGCCCAAGGCGGGCGACGTCTTCAAACAAATCTTCTGAGAGCACTAACACATGGCAAATACGACCGTCAGCGCGGCTGTCCGCGCAAAGCAGTGGGACGACGAGTTCTTCAAGGAGTACGTCCGCGCCAACCGCTTCAAGCGGTACATGGGCATGGACGAGAACAGCATCATCCAGATCAAGAACAACCTGACCAAGAAGAAGGGTGACACCATCACCATCAACCTGGTCGGCGCGCTGGATGCCGATGCTGGCTACAACACCGGCAGCACCACCCTGGTGGGCAATGAGAAGGCACTGCCGAACGACGGCCACGCGATCAAGATCGGCGTTGTCCGTGATGCAACCGTCGTCAACGTCGAGGAAGAGCAGGCGTCCGCCTTCGATATCCGCGACGCCGGCAAGCAGGCGCTGAAGGATCTAGCGATGCGCTACATGCGCAACGACATCATCCGTGCGCTTGGCTCGGTGCAGGGCACCCCCTATGCCACTGCCACCGCCGCGCAGAAGAACGCATGGAATGCGGCCAACGTGGACCGGGTGCTGTTCGGCAACGCCGTCGCCAACTACAGCGCCACCCACGCCACCGCGCTGAACAACATCACCGCCGGCATGACCCTGACCAAGGATGTTGTTTCGCTGCTGAAGCGGATCGCTCAGGATGCCGAGACCGTGAACGGCGACGGTATCCGCCCGCACATCTACGGCGAGGATGAGGAAACCTTCGTCCTGTTCGCCGGCACCCGTGCGTATCGCGATCTGAAGAAGGACCTCGCAACTGTTCACCAGGAAGCCCGCGAGCGCAGCCTCGCCAACCCGCTGTTCACCGGCACCACGTCGCTTTACTGGGATGGCGTGGTCATCCGTGAGATCCCGGAGCTGCCGGTGATCAACAACACGGCATCGACCCCGATCCCGGTTGCGCCGATCTACCTGTGCGGCGCGCAGGCCCTGGCTGTTGCTTGGGCGCAGACCACCAAGACCACGTTGCGCAAGGAAGACGACTACGGCTTCCAGTACGGCGTCGGCTTCATGGAGCTGCGCGGCATCGAGAAGATCCTGTGGGGCCAAGGTACGACCGGCGCCAAGGACTGGGGCATGGTGACCGGTTGGGTTTCGGCTCCGGCTGACGCCTAATGGCAGACATGGCGGGGGCTTCGGCCCCCGTCTTCTTTGGGGTGAATGATGGCGACGTACAGCCGCGAGAAGTTGGTGCGCGACGTGCTGCTGGAGTTGGGCGTGCTTGACCCCAACGAAGCGCCCGAGGCAGAGGACGCGGCATGCGTTGGTGAGAGGATTCAGACGGTTCTCGAAGAGCTGAACGACGAAGGGCTGATCCCATTTCAGGTGGAAGCACCGATCCCGGCCAAGTACATGGGGCCGATCACCTACATCGTGGCGCGTGAGCTGGTGAGCCAATACGGCGTACTTTCTCGCGCGGATTTGCTGGAGAACCGTGCGCAGGGTGCCTATGGGCGCTTGTGGAAGCTGCGCGAGAAGACCGCCTCGGATGAGCCGGTGAAGGCGACCTACTTCTGATGGATCTGCAGCCGATCGACCTGCTGGGCGGCTACTACAAGGACGCCAGCCTGCCGTGGAGTGCGCAGGACACGGTGAACTGGCTGCCTGAACTTGCAGAAGTGCCTGGTACGCGGACGCAGTTCAAGCTGGCATCACCTCCGGGGCTGAGGCAGTTCACGAAGCTCGGCACCAAGCCTGTGCGTGGATCAATCAACGTCGAGGGTTCCCTGTTCGTTGTCGCTGGCAATGAATTGCGCCAAGTCAAGGCAGATGGCACCAGCACGCTGCGAGGCACGATCCCCGGGGTAGGCCGCGTGTCGATGGCTTACAACCAGGTCACTAACGGCAATCAGTTGCTGATCGCTAACGGCCAGTCCAGTGGCTACGTGTTCAACACGGCGACCAACACCTTCACCGTTATCTCGGATGATGCGTATCCGGGCGCCAAGGCTGTGGCCTACCTGGATAGCTACCTGTTACAGGTCGAACCGTTCGGGAGGTTCTGGTTCTTCTCTGACCTCGCGGATGCGCTGTCGTACAACTCGCTTGATCGCAATGAGTCAGAAGCATCGCCAGACAAGATCGTCACGCTGGCTGTCAGCCAGTTTGAAGTCGTGGTGTTCAACCAGACCACCATCGAGTTCTTTAGCAACGTCGGCTCGGACACTGGAACCTTCCAGAACAAGCGCATCTTGATTGAGCGTGGCTGCTCCAGCGGGCAGTCCGTGGTCAAGCTGGATAACAGCATCTTCTGGCTGGGCGACGATGGCGTGGTCTATCGGCTGGACGGCTACAACGCCATCCCGATCTCCACCGGCGCGATCCAAAGCGCCATCAAGAGCAACAACTTGCCCCAGGCGTTTGCCTTCAAGTGGGAGGACGGAAAGCACAAGGTCTACTACCTGACTTTTCCTGACGGCCAGACCTGGGGCTATGACGTGGTCACAAAGTTGTGGCACCGCCGCGAGTCCTATGGCCTAAGCCGCTGGCGCCTCAACACGCTGACGCGTTGGAACAACCAATGGATCGGTGGCGACTTCCAGGATGGGCGGCTGTGGATCTTGGATTGGGACTACATGCTGGAAGGCGACCAGCCGCTGGTGTCTGAGCGCGTCTCCGGCGTCGTCCACAACAATCAGAATCGCATCAACGTCAACTACCTTGAGTTGCTGATGGGGATGGGGACTGAGATGACTGTAGCCCCTGAGTCGGTCGATTCTAGCCCTGAGCCTGTTTGGCAGCCGATCAGCGAGACAAACGTCACCTACACCTTTACGCCCGATCCGAACGCCAATGGCAGCTTCATGAGCGGCCCGGTGATCGGTGAGACTCGCAATGGCAACATTCCTGGCGGCGGGCAAGGTTGGGTGCTAAGCATCTCGGGTAGCGGAACGCTGGGGATCAGGGTTGAGTCGCTTTACTTCACTGCTGAAGATGGCTCAACCGTCACCATAAAACTGTCTTCATCAAGCGGCACTGAGACGGTAGCCAATACGTCGTCCTCGCCGACCTCTGCGTTTCTCCCTAGCCCAATCGAGCGGACATTGCCGCTTAGCTCCGGCATCCAGGTCTCGCTCAACGGGCTGCAATCAGGCGCCTCTCACGTCTCCGGGTGGGGCATTGAAGTCCTGACCACGGGATACACGCCATGAGTCAGGCCGGGCTTGGCATCACTGGCGTCACGCTGATCCCCTCCACTGGTAGCTTTGCCTACTCGACCGTGCCGCATACGCGCTCAGTGAGCGGCAAGCCGAACGTGGTGGAGAACCTGCACGCCAGCCCCACAAAGACCGACGTTGTGGTAGCGCTGGAGCAGCTTTTCACCTCGCTTCCTGATTGCAACACCGTCAGCCTGGTGATCTCGTGGTTCGGCGATGACCTTCGGGTCGGTAACTGCCAGATCAAGCCTCGGATCGCGCTCGCTCCCAGCGACGTGGCGAGCGTGTCTTGGTCGCCCAGCAACTGGATGGTGGATGGCGTCACCGCCTCTACGGCCACGCTGGTGACCTTCATCAACGACTCGGCCGGCGGCTACAGCGTCTACGGTTCCACCCCGTCCGATGACTCCGTTGTCGAGGTCATCCGCTACATCAAGTCCAAAGGCAAGCGGATCGTTTTCTATCCGTTTGTCCTCATGGATATTCCAAGCAGCAACACGCTACCCAATCCCTACGGTGGAAGCAGCCAGCCAGCCAACCCCTGGCGCGGTCGAGTGACCTGCTTTCCGGCGCCTGGGCAGGCTGGCAGCCCTGATGGAGCCGTAACGGCAGCAACACAGGTCAACACCTTCTTCGAGCGCGAATGGGGATTCAACCGCTTTATCCGGCACTACATCGGGCTGTGCGCGCCGCTGTTCCAGGCCGGGGACGTGTTTATCATCGGGACCGAGATGGTTGGCGTGACGCAGATTCGTTCCAGCGCTACGTCTTATCCTGCCGTCGCTCAATTGCGCACCTTGGCAGCGAACGTCAAAGCAGCCATGCCGCAGGTTTTGGTGTCATACGCCGCGGACTGGACCGAGTACCACACGCGGCAGTATTCGGATGGAACGCTGAACTTCCATCTGGACCCGCTGTGGGCGGACAGCAACATAGACTTCGTCGGCATCGACAACTATTTCCCGATCGCCAACATCCGGCCGAGCGACGATCCGGCGCTGGCCTATGACATCGCCTACCTGCAGTCGAACATCGAAGGCGGCGAACTCTACGATTGGTATTACGTAGACCGGACCAACAACGTCGAGGCCGCCATCACCGATGGCGCTTACAACAAGCCGTGGGTGTACCGGCAGAAGGACATCCGCAACTGGTGGCAGAACGCGCATGTGCCGCGCGCCGCTGGCGTAGAGACCACGCCGACCGCATGGCAGCCGCGCATGAAGCCGCTGTGGTTCACGGAGTACGGCTGCCCGGCCATTGATCGTGGGCCGAATCAGCCGAACGTGTTCTACGACCCGAAGTCTTCCGAGTCGTCACTGCCTTACTTCAGCACAGGCGCTCGCGACGATCGCGCTCAGGCTGCCTATTACGAGGCGACCATCGGCTACTGGCGCGACAACGGCGGCGACATGATTTCGGCGGACAACATGATCGCCTGGACATGGGACGCACGCCCCTACCCGCAGTTCCCTTCGCTTGAAAGCGAGTGGGGCGACTACGGCAACTATCCCAGAGGCCACTGGCTGCAAGGGCGCGACTGGATCGAGCCGAAAGCTATGGATCGCAAAGTGCAGGTCTGCTACAGCAAAGACGGCGGTAACAACTGGTCTAACTGGCGCGAATACTCCATGGGTGAGCAGGGGCAGTACCAGCGCCGCATCCGAATCAACCGTCTCGGATCGGGCCGTAACTGGCTGTTCCGCATCCGCATCGCCTCGCCAGTAAAGCGCGACCTCTACGGCGCAGTGGCCTACATCGAGCCGACAGGCGGCTAAATGATCGAACTAGCAGATTTTCTGCCCGCTCTGAACGAGCCTGGGCAGGCGGTAGCGTGCGCGGAAGGAAAGCAGCCAACGCGCGATGAGTTGCGCTCTCTGGAAGACGCGATACGTACGCTTCCAGCGCAGGAATGCCCAGTGACTCATCACTTTGCTCACGGGATATACGGCCGAGAAATGTTCGCACCGGCTGGGACGATTTTGACCGGGAAGGTGCACCGCTTTTCGACGCTCAACGTGCTTGTGCAGGGCGAGATCACCGTCACCACCCCAGCCGGCATGCAGCGCCTAGTTGCGCCGGCAATTTTCACGTCGCCGCCTGGCTGCAAAAAGGCTGGGTTCGCGCACACCGATGTCATCTGGCTCAACGTCCATCCGACCAAGCTCACGGATGTTGATGCCATCGAGGCCAAGTTCATCGAGCCGGATGCCCCGGCACTCAACGCAGGAGAGACCGCATGTCTTGGGGCGCAGTAGCAGGGGCCGCGGTTACTGCCGTTGGCGGATATATTTCTAGCAAGAACAACAAGAAGGCTAACAGCAGTTCGCAAGGTGCTTATGATCAGGCGTATCTGGCGAATACTCGCAACCTGCAACCCTACATGGACGCAGGTACAGGCGCACTGAACCAGCTAGCTCAGCTCAACGCCGGCAACTACAGCAGTTTCAGAGAGTCACCTGACTACCAGTGGACGCAGCAGCAGGGATTGCAGGCGCTAGACCGCAGTGCCGCCGCTCGTGGCTCTCTCTACTCGGGCGGCCAGACTGCTGACGTGCTCAAGTACTCCCAAGGCCTCGCATCCCAGCAGTACAACAACTACTACAACAAGATTGCTGGAATCGCAGGCCTTGGACAAAGCGCAGCGAGTGCACTGACTGGCGTCAACAACAACTATGCCAACCAGACCGCGGCGACTGCGCAGAACAACGCATCGAACAGCAATGCGCTGATTGGTCTAGTCTCTGGCGTCGGCTCCAATCTCCTGAGCAACTACAACACTCCGCGGCAGAGCAGCTATGGCGGTGGCAACAACCTGAGCTCGCTCTACAACATGCAGGCCAACACGGGCCAAGGTAGCGCCTACAACTTCGGGAACAACCTCTACAACTTCGCGGGGCGCACCTATGGCTAATGCACTAGCTGATTTCCTGGGTGGCTACCAGGCAGGTAACGAGATCACCCAGCAGCAGCGCCAGCAGCGCCAGCAAAACCAGCTAACGCAGCTTGCACCGCAAATTGTCTCTGGCGACCCGCAGGCATATGCCCAAGCGGCGGCGATCAACCCGCAGGTGGCCCAGCAGTATCAGGCTGGCGGCGATGAAATCGCCCGTCGTGCACGCGGCGCCGCTAAGTTCCTGCAGTCTGCCCTGCAGTCCGGCAACCAACAGCAGATCATGGCGGCGCGGCAGACCATCAAGCCCTTCATGGACACCTTGAAGCCGGGCACTTCCTACCCGATGGACTTGGATCCGCAGCAGGAGATGGCAGGCATCCAAGGGTTCCTGGCGCAGACCTCCTATCTCGATCCGGACCTGAAGGCAGGCACGCCGACCGGCTTCCGCGAGTTCCAGATGAAGGCAGCGGCAGCAGGCCTGCAGCCTGGCACGCCCGAGTATCAGAGCGCGGCGAAGATCGCGCTGGGACAGGAAGCACGCCAGTCGTCCGCGGCGATCGGCTACCAGAAGATGACCATCAACGGGCAGGATGTTCTGGTTGCCACTGATCCTCGCGGTATCGGCTCGCAGATCGTTGGCAGTGGCACCAGCTATGGCACATTCGCCAAGCCCGCGGTGGCGGGTCAGGGTGCTTCTGCAGTCAAAATCAACATCGATGGCCTACCGCCAGAGACGCAGCAAGAAGTGGCAAACACAGTCTCTGCAATGCAGGCTGCGAATCTTCCTCAGAGCGCGATTGACTCAGTGCTTCAGTTGGCTGCGGCACGTGGCTCTGAGAACATGGCGAACAACCCGTTCGCTGGGCGTCCGCAGGAGCAGCAGGCCGCTGCCACTGAGGCAGCTAAGCAGGCCGTGCAACTGCAGTACTTGCCCGCCATGGAGAACGTCAAGACAAATGCGGCTATCCAGCAGGCCGGCGGAACCGCGCAGGCTCAAGCTCAGGCTAAGCAGCAGGCCGAAGTGCAGCAGCAGCAGCAGACGCGCGCACGAGACGCCCGCGATACGCTGTCCTTGCTGGATCAGGCCGAGAAGCTACTGCCTGGCGCTACGGGTGGGCGTGCAGGCAGCCTTGGCGACACTGCTGCGGCGATGTTTGGCGTTTCGACTCCAGGCGCGCAGGCAACTGCCCAGTTGCAGACCATCGCGGGTCAGCTCACCTCGAAGATGCCACGTATGCAGGGTCCGCAGTCTGACCGAGACGTGCAGCTTTACCAGCAGATGGCTGGCGACCTTGCGAACCCGAACGTCCCAGTTGTGACGCGCCTAGCCGCGCTGCAGACCATCCGCCAGCTCAACGAGAAGTACGCGAATGGTAGCCAGCAGGGCGCCACTGGCTCACCTGCCAGAGTGCAGAATGCCAACGACTACAACGCACTGCCAAGTGGCGCTAGCTACTACGCCCCGGACGGGACGCTGCGGAGGAAGCAGTAATGGCAAACCCGTGGGATGCGGACCCGATCATCACACCGCCGCAGGGGGCAGCGCCTTCGCCGGCTACTGGTGGAAATCCGTGGGATAGCGATCCTGTCATCAGTGCGGACGGATCGGCACCAACGCCAAATGCCCCAGCGATGCAGTCCGCACAGCCTGATTTCTCTGGTGTAACCGCTACTGTCAGCAGCACCGCTAATGACGTTCCGCGTCCTTACAAGGACAGCGCTTTCAGCAAGGTTCTTGGCTTTTTCGAAGGGCCGGCGCCGATCCAAGGCAACACGCTGCAGGAGCGGCAGGCCGACTATCAGAGCCGAAATCCGGCGCTGAAGGGCCTTGTTGGCGCGGGGCGGGCAGTGGACCGTAATCTGCGCGGCATCGGACAGCTTACTGGCACCAGTACGCAGGCTATGGACGAAGGGGCCAAGGGGCTCAATCAAGTATTGGCAGGCGATGTAGCCACGAATCTTGGCGACATCGCTGCCGAAGGTCTCGCGCTTGCTGTGCCTGGTAGCAAGATTGGCGCGCTCCCCAAGATGGCATCAAGGGTTGCAGCAAGCACTGGTCTCGGCGCGGCTTCCGGCTATGTAGGAGCCGCCGACTCACAGGGGGAGCGGCTTGGTAATGCTGCATGGAGCGGTGTATTCGGCGCTGGTGGCGAGGTGGTTGGGCAGGGCTTGCGGTTACTTGGCTCTAGGGCAACGCCAGAAATCATGGCTCTGTACAACGCAGCGAGGCAACGCGGGATTGAACTGACACCGGCTCAACTAAGCAATAGTCAGTTTTTGAAGCGCGCTGAGAACATGCTGAAGAACATCCCTTTTACCGGGTCTAACCAGGTTTGGGAGAAGCAACTTGCGCAGTTTAATCAGGCCGTATCCAAGACTTTCGGCGAGGATGCACCGAAGATCACGCCACAAGTTTTTGCGGATGCGAAGTCTCGTATTAGCAAGCAGTTTGAAGACCTTTCCGCGAAAAGCACCCTAAACGTTTCTGACAAGCTGCTGGAAGGGCTTGGCGCGATTCAGCGGGAGGCAACCGATTTTGGTGACGATGCAACAATTAGGGCTGTTGGGAGCGCCATAGATAGGCTACTTCGTCAAACTCAAGATGGCGTGCTGCCTGGCGCTGCCTATAAATCGCTAGATAGCCAGTTGGGCAAGATCATGGCAAATGGCGGGGAAAAGGCAGCCTACATTGGACAGGTTCGAGACACTCTGCGCCAGGCCATGGACGAGTCGATCCCCGCTGCTCTCAAGGATGCTTGGACACAGGCTCGTAGCCAGTACCGAAGCCTGAAGACGGTTGAGCCGCTGGTGGCGAAGTCTGCGGATGGAACCATTTCTCCTGCCCAACTGATGGGCAGAGTGACTGCTGACAAGTCAGGTAAGGCCGCGATGGCCGCTGGCCGAGGTGGTGAGCTAGGGACTCTTGCGCGCATCGGGCAAGCCATGAAAGCACCAAGCTCATCTGGCACTGCTGAGAACATGCTGGCGGGCGGCCTTTTCAACCCTGTTAACTGGCCCAGTTACGCCGCAGGCGGAGCGCTTGGCCTTACTGCAGGGCGCGCCCTCAACAGCAACGCCTTGGCATCTCTGATGGCTACCCCGGTTGCCAATTCGGTCTTGTTGAACCAGCTAGCTCGCCTCGCTGCTCCGGGAGCTATCGCCACTACCGCCCCCATCGTGACCGATACGAAGCGGCCCAACAACGGACGCTGAGGTGTAGTGCGTCTTCTTGCGCTGAGCCTTCAATGCCTTCTTGGCATCGGCTTCAGCGTAAGCCTGATCGATCCGCTTCTGATCGTATTCCTCAAGCTTCTTCCAGTATTTCCCGAGCGTTGGGCCGGCAGCTAGGCCCACAAAAACGCCGATTGCATGTACCCAATCCATACCAGCCCCGGCCCCGTCCGGGGCGTGTGTGTTGGGCGGATGCTAGCACTCCGTTGACACCTCCACCAACCAAGGCAACCTGACCGGGTTGCCACAAAGCGAAAGCCCCGGCAGCGACGAACTGACCGGGGCTTTCTTGTATCCACCCGTGCACCACCACGAGGGAACCGTGACCAAGAATACACCGAAATCGCACGTTGGAGTAACCGGGAACATGACCAGAAAAGGCGCTGATCGAGTCGGATTCGTGCTGGCGCTGGCTGCCCTACTTTTCGCCGGATGTGCTGGCGCAGCATTGATCGTGGTGGCGCTGAATTAGAGCGCCGCTGCCCTAGAACACCCTAAGACCCGCTCTGAGCGGGTTTATTTTTGCCTGGAGCAACCATGTCATTTAGGTTCTATAACCCAGCCCCCGTGTTTTTCGACCTGCTGGGGATCGAGCCAGCGGCCGGGGGTAGCCTCACCTTCTACAGCCAGGGGACCACTACCCCAAAAGGCACCTGGTCCGACTCGGATCTGACCATCGCCAACACTAACCCTGTTCAGCTTGATAGCTCCGGCAGGGCGAACGTCAACATTTGGTGCGATGGCGCCTATACGGTGATCCTGAAGGATGCTGACGGCACGTCGATCTGGACCCGTGACTTCGACTCAGGCCAGGGCGGCGGCGCCACTATCCCGGCACTGGATAACGGGAAGTTCCTCACGAACGACGGCAGTAACCTGTTGTGGAGCACCGTCCTGCAGGTGCCAGACCCGACTGGCGCAGGCGGCAAGATCCTCGGCACCGATGGCAGCAACCTGATCTGGCAGGCAGCGCCCACCATCCCGTCTCTGCCGATCGTCAACAGCACAAGCTCGGACAAGATCGGCACGCTGCTGATCCAATACGGTAGTGCGAGTGCTCCGGCATCTGGCGTTCGCCAAACGTCCTCCAGCGTCAACTTCACCACTGCATTCGACTCGGCGCCCTTCATCGTCGAAGTCATCCCGCGCAATGCCAGCCACACGTCCGGCAACCAGATCGGCGTACCTGCGATCACGACGAAAACTGCAACCGGCTTCACCGTGCAGTTTGACAGCGACGACTTTGGGCAGACTAACGCCAACTTCATCAACGCCATCCCCTATGACTGGGTGGCATTTGGCCGCAAGGCGTAACCATGCCGACAGCAGCGCTTCCCAGGGCGCAATCAGCCATTGTAGACGCGACAGGTAGCCCAACCCGCGAGTGGTACAGCTATTTCCTCGCGCTGCGCAATAGCGAGGGGCTGACGCCGGCCCAGCAGAAGCAGCTAGACGACCTGGCTGCACGCGTCACCGCACTGGAAGATGGCGGCGCAGGTGGCGGCTTAATCCAAGGCATCGGCTCGATCGTCACACAAGGCAGCCCACCGGGAATCGTCCAGATCAGCCTAGAGGGCGATACCGACACGCCGGGCAACACGTGGTACTACGGCACTGCGCCTGATGGCTCGCGAGGCTGGTGGGCGCTGTCCGATGGCCTAGCCGTCACCACAGATCTGACCAAGACGGTTGGATCGGATGGGGTTGCGACGTTCGGGCTGGCCGACCTGCAAAACAGCGGCACTGGCACAGCCATCTACAAGACAACGCGCGACTCCAAGGGCCGCACAAGCGGTCAGGTCGCAGCAACAACCAACGACCTGCCAGAGGGATCGTCCAACCTCTATTACACCGACTCTCGGGCAGATGCGCGCGCCAACGCTGCCGTTGCCGCCCACGTCGCACAGGCCGATCCACACCCGCAGTACACAACCGCCGCTGAAGCCGCTGCCGCCGCGCCAGTCCAGAGCGTAAATGCGCGGACTGGTGCGGTCTCGGTTCCTGACTTCGTATCCAAGGCAACTACGCCGACCTCTACGGACTATGGACGCGCTCTAGTCAACGGCGACCGCTGGCGGAACACCAACAATGGCGTGCTCTACACCTACCAAGACGGGGCATGGCTCTACGACAACGCCGCTTCGCTGTCGCGCTATGTCCCCGCGCGCTTGAGCACTGGCGCCGCCTCTCCAATCCCGCTCAACGCTGACGGCACCATTCCGGCTCGCCTGTCTAACGGCACGCTGAGCAATATCCCCACACAGGCCTGACCATGGCAACAGACCGTATCCCGCTGGCTTTTGGAAAGAGCACTGGCGGCGCAGCAATTGAGATTCAAGAATTACCGATCGGCGACCAGATTTCGCCTATCTGGGTTGCCGGTTTGACTGGCAGCAACATGCTCATCAACGGCGACATGCGCATTAACCAGCGTGTTTTCGGAGGCGGCAGCCTTGCGGCTGCTTCGTTCGGCTACGACCGCTGGTTCGCTGATACTGGTGGAGCTAATGTCTCGGTCAACGCGGCTGGCGTAATCACGCACACCAGCGGAACGATTTGCCAAGCCATCGAGGCTCCACGTGGAGCATTTGGCGTATCGGTTACGGTGAGTGTTGGCGATTTGAGCGGAGGCAGCCTCACAGTAAGCGTAGGCGGCGTCAGCGGCACCATCAGCGCGGGTGCTGGGCGTCGATACGTGAACCTGACAACGCCATCTTCAACAGGCACCGGTAATCTGCTGGTAAAGATCACGGGTTCTAACGTGACATACCGTGAGGTTGCGGTTGTGCGCGGCGCGGATTTCCCGGTCTATGAGCAACTCGGGAGGCCCGCCTCGATCCTGAACGCACAGAGATTCTGGCAAAAGAGCTATCAGCAGGGTGTCGCCCCAGGTACTACAAATCAAGATTCAGGCGCGGAAATTATTCTTTTGAATGGCCTCCCGGCGGGTCCAAGCTATTTGTTTGGAGTTAATGTTAAGTTTAGTCCTCCGATGCGGACGACGGCTGCTGTTACGATTTTCAGTAAGACAACTGGCGCTAATGGAAAACTGCGAGATGACAATGCCGGAACTGATGTCAATGCATCGATGGCTGGGGTTTCAGACGCAAAAGTTTTTGTTTTTGGTACGATTGCTAATACCGCAACTTCCGGAATAAACTTGCAATTCCAGTGGGTTGCAGACGCGGAGATTACATCATGAGTGGTTGGAAACTTACGAAGAATCCGGACGTGGTTATCAGGCTCTCTGACAATGCCTGGGTTCCGAAAGGACATCGCTGGTGGGACGAATATGAGGCCTTTCTGGCTGCGGGCGGCGTTCCTGAGCCGGCGGATCCGGGTGGCATCTAATGGCGTTCCCGGCTAATCCAACGAAAGGCCAGGTGTGGACTGAGTTTGGAAAGTCGTGGGTCTTTGATGGTAGTGGCTGGGGGGCTGCGGTAGCGCCCTTGACGGTCTCTGCTGCGCTGCAGTCCCGCACTGTCTCCCAGCTAGTTGATGCTGGAGCCGACACCAACAAGCAGTTCCGCTGCACTGATGCGCCTGGCGGCGAAACGATCGTGTACAGCGATGGAGCCACCTACCGCCGGATCTCCGACAACAGCCCGGTGGTGACCTGATGCCAGATCAAACGCGCATAGGTGAGATCGTCGGCCTGCCACTCAGTGGCTTGACCGATGGGCAGACTGTCACCGTTGGCGAGGGCTACTGCTTCCTGCCGAGTGGCCGACGGCTTATGGCCACGGGCGCTAGTGCGGTGATCCCTGCGTCGCAGCCGATCGGCTGGATCCACGCCTACGCTGCGGAGGTGTCGAACAACACGTTGGGGCTGGAGCTGTCCACAACCGGACCGGACGTGGCCTATCGGGGTACTGCCCGCACAAAGACGGGTGACGTGACGAGGCGCTATCTCGGCTCTGGCCGGATCGAGACAGTGGGCAAGCTCCGAGGCGGCCGACACGTGACGGTCGGATCGCGTGGCAACTACGTCCTGCTGGATCACTCTACCGCGTCATTCCAGACGCCACCCCAGGCGCTCAACCTGAGCATCGTGGCCCTGACTGCTCCGACGCAGCAGACTATCGACCTGACGCCTTACATTCCGCCAACTGCCGTTGTCGTGGAACTCAAGGTGACCAACCTGTCGAACCTGACCGTCTACGTAGGGCGCACGGCACTAGGCGCGCTGTCCCGGACTACTCGAGTCATGGACGTGGCGCCGAACAACAACCTCGTCTTCCGCATGCGCCTTGACGCCGACCAGGCTGTGACGCTGCTTGCCTCGGCCACCGGTCTTCTAGGCAACGTCGTGACCATCGCCGCCGGCAACGTCATCGTTGAGGTAGTGGGCTACCTGTTCGACCGCTGATTATCTCTCTGCAAATCTCTGTTTTCTCTTTGCTATGGCGTGCTTGGCTAGGAAAGCAGAGAGACCGCAGATAGATATGCGAGTTTCTTCTAAGTTGTTGATATATATGTTATCTACAGTGCAGCATGGTATCCATGAAGTGACGCCCGGCGGCGGCAATGGGAGGCGCTGAGGCGCTCCGCAATCGCTCTCGATGTCTGGAAATCTCCTGAAATAACGCGTTAGCATCCTTGCTAATTGCGGAGCATGAATTGCAATGAAAGCATTGCGGCAGTAGGATTGATCATAAGACTTTTAATCTTTTGGTCGATGGTTCGAATCCA